GTAATGAGATTCCAATTAGCTTTGAGCAGTGGGCGCGTGAATACCAAAATGATTTGGAAATCATAGCAAGCGAGGTAACAGTATGAAAACTGGATGGTATACAAGGGCAATAAACAGGGGCTATGGCGTTAGCGACAAAAGCTACGCAACTAAAGAAAAAGCCCAAAAAGCGGCTAATTACCGAACAAGAACAGAGGGCTGTCAAATAGTTGTTGAGTTTTACGAGACTGACAGCAATGGCAATTTTAAGGAGGTAACAGTATGAATATTGAAGCCTTACCGATTACGGTAATTAATAACTTTATGCGCGGTGATTCATGCGCTATTGGTCAATTTAGAACGGATGGCAAATATCTATATCTAAATAATGACGCTATCGCATACCGCGATCAGTTCGGGGAGTGTTTCCGAATAGATCAACCCACCGCCACGCCACCACCTAAACAGCCGCTTTTTAATCGTTTTATTGCGTTTTTTACTTGGCCGTTTATCGCTTCATGGTTTGGCATAACTATTATTTATCTAATCATCGTTAATCTTTTTTAAGGGGAAATAAAATGACTAAGTTAGACAAAATCGCGCAAGCGTTAGGCGTTAAAGAAACACAAATTATTATTGATCTAATTTTATTACTAGAATTTGACTTAGATAGAATGTCAACAAGTGGTCAAGAAACCTATGAAAAATTATTAGCTGAATTGGAGATAAAATAATGAATCTACAGGATGCACAATTTTACATAATCAATCTACATCAAAAAGACTGGCTTTATCATTTAGACGATGATGCTGTTGATTGTCTTCGCGCTGTAGCCACCGTTGAACAAGCTCAAACGATACAAAAAAACGTTAATCTAATTTATGCATCTGATCTTGATTGGGGCATTTTCGGCAGCCCAATTGGGTTTTGCGTTGCCTTGCATAATAACGAGCTTGATCTACTAATTGAAAGCCACCAAATACCACAATTAAAATTAAGTTGATGATTCAAGCCCATTCCATCGAGTGGGCTTTTTAGTATCAATTAACAAAGGGGAAACACCATGAAAGTTGAGTACTGGAATATGAAAGGTTGGGAATCAGTATCAAAATTAACAAGGGTCGAAACCTGGCTAGGCAACAACGACGAATATATATTTCGTCGATTGACTAAGGAAAATCATGCGCTTAGATATTGCAACGGCTGTCACTACAAATTCCATTTAGAGAGTGACAAAGTTAAATATTCTCAATGGTACGATTCATTAACTGAGCAAGTAAAAAAAGATATGTTTTACTTTAACAAAGGGGAAACACTATGAAAATGAAAGATTTTGACGCTATGGAAAAACAGTGTAATGATTTTGGTTGGCAACATTGGGACACTGGCGGCAATTGCACCGCGCTTTATAAAGATTTGCCAAAGAATATGTATGCGTTAATTACCGATGATGCCGAAAAGCCAACTCATTTAAACCAAGTTGTAACGCTTGGAATCTATGGTGAAACTTTTGATGCATATTGTGGCGAATATTCAGTCATTAACGCAATGCAAGTTCTAACATTTATTTCCGATATGGCTAATCTTTATGCAACCACTGATTTTAGTTTAGAGGCTCTTAATCATGCGCAAGCCGCCAACCCCATTTTCAAACCGTTCTCTCAGGAAATACATTTAGCAATTCACGAAATCGTCGAAGTTCTACTTGCGGAGGAAACAAAATGAGCCACGTTAAATTATTAGAATTTGAAGTCACCCAAATCGAAACACTTGTTTTAAGGAAATACGTCATGGCAGCAGATTATGAAAACGCGGAAATAATCGCGGAAAAGTACGACCCCGCAAACCAATGGCAGGAAATTTCAAGCATATCAAGCTATGAAGCGGAGGAAGTACAATGAAACCATTAGTGACCGAAAACGGAATCATCACTACAGACGAGCCATTATTTATGTGCGTTTGGAATGGCGATGATTACCAAATCCACACGCGACACACACTTTGGCACAATTTTAACGAAACTAATCTTTTCGACAACGACGAAAACGGTTGGCGTTTTGAGGGTTATCACCAAAACAACGTAAATTTTAATATTTTACTGAAACGGTTGGAATGTAACGCCCATAATGATGGCCAAATCTACTACAACGACAATATGACAATTAGACGCATTAAATAGGGGAAACAAAATGAATATAAATGACACAATGGCGACCAAAATTCGAGATTTTTATCTCGATTATTTCAATAATTATCTAAGTGTTGAGCTAATAGCGGAACATCATTTTATACCAACACATATCGCACAGGAGCTAATTGATTACGGTCGGAAACTTCACGAAAGCAAAGTTAAAAACAGTAGATAAAATAATAAACTAACGCACTAACGCCCGATGATTCGGGCTTTTTGCGTATGAATCAATTAATATCACATTAAAAGGAGCATTAATGACGGATCAATACATGAAACAGGCGCGAACCAAGTTAGATTTAACTCAACAACAATTTGCTTTAGTGCTTGGCTGCACCAAACAAACGATTAACGTGATCGAGCGCGGCAAACAAGAATGCAAGCTTACGATGCAACTGGCTATCGAGTGCCTATTGAGGCGCGCAGATAAATGGCCCATAAATTAGCCTTTTTTGGCCGATTTTTGCCGTTTTTTGCGTCCACCTCGATCTAGTGGCAAATTTGGGCTTTTTTGCCCTTTTTTTGTACCCACCTCGATCTATTAAAGCACCTCGATCTAGTGGCAAATTCGTGTGCCAGGTCGAACCACCTCGATCTAGCGGCAACTTGTACCTCGATCTAGCGGCAATTGCCACCTCGATCTATGAAATTACTTACGTTTTCTTAGGTTTTGTACGGTATCAGTCTCAAAAATACGGATTCCAAGCC